GTGAACCAGAAACGCCCTGTTGACCAAAGCGGATGGTTTTGACCTTATCGCCTTCTTTGGCAACAACAACATGGCTCTTAGTGGGATGGCTTGGCGTTTTCTTGGGCTTGTTATAACCCTCTACCCCCACCTTCTTCAGCCTTGGGTCTTTTGCCGCCATTACAATGCACCTAATTTAGTGCCAAGAAAGCCCATTGCAGCCACGATGATAGCAAGGATAAACCTATCCATCCAACCAGATGTTTCTTGGTGCTTCGGTGCTGTTAATTCTAACGCAGACAAGCGGTCATCAATCTTAGAAATAGTCTTGAACGCTCGTTCCAAAGCTTCAGCCGTTTGCGTTTGTTGCTGTTCAACTAGCGCCAATTTCGTGATTGCCTCCGACAGTTTATTGAGCGCAGTTTTGACTTCCACAACATCGCTGTGGAGCATTTCAAGCTTTAGGGACAAGACATCTGGGTTAGCCATCGACCTAATTCAATCAGGCTTCAGGTGCAGTAGGCCAAACAACCGCGAATGCGTCATCTTGTTCTGTAATATCGCGCAAAGCTTGGCGGTATGTTGCCCAATCTGCGGTCAGCAAGTTTGTTAGCGGCGCGTCAGGCAATTGCGTCCAGTCGCATGATTTTAATTTTGCATTGCGACGCGACCGAATTTGTTCCCATTCAAAGGCTACGCGATTTGCAATGACATCATCTGGCGCATTGCTAACAATCCATGTTAGAACACATTTGCCATCCCTAAATTCAGGCTCTCCCTGTTCAACTATTTTTGTATAATTAAACTCAGGCTCAGGGTCAGAAGAAACCAAAACATAACCTTCTGGCGGCACAAATGGTGTCGCAAAGCTCATATTGCTATGGCGCATTTTGATGTCGTATTCACCCAGCGGGTAATCTACAATTTTTCCATTTTTAACAAATGCGTAAATCATATTGTTGTCACCGATGCAGTTAGGCTTGTGTTGCCAGTGGTTATAGATGGGGTACCTATTGATGCAGTGTTACCTGTCGAATATAAGTTTCCAGCTGAGTCAGAACCAGTGCTTGATTGAGATAATGTTGTCACAGCATATGTAAACGATTTACCCGCAACAGTATATGTCCCAGTCAATGTTCCATTTCCTGGCAATGATGCAACAAAACCTTCTAAGTTTGCATATGTAGCATAACCAGAAACCACAATACGGTCTTGTGCATCAACTGCTATTCCAAACGCTATTTCAACGGTAGTTGAGCCAAGCCTTCTTTGCCATAAAAGTGTGCCGCTAGAATTGTATTTCGCAATAAAAAAATCGTTAGTGCCAGAAACCGAGCTTTCGCCGCAAACATAAATATCAGATGTGGAATTGCACTTTACGCTGTGCCAATATACCTGTGACGTTGTTCCAAGCCGTCGAGTCCATTGCAAATTACCTGAAGCATCATATTTTTTTAATTCTCCGCCAGCAAAGCTATATGCCCAATAAATACTTCCATCAGGCGCTACTGTGACGGCTTCAGGCAGATTGCTAACCCCAGATGCGTTTGTTTGCCTCTGCCATTGCAGGGAACCACTTGAATTGAATTTAAGCAAATAACCTATGCCATCGCCTGACTCACCAACGGCATAAACATTTCCGCTACTGTCTAAGTCTATTCCCCATCCTATTACATAATTGGCTGCAGGCTGTGCATAATTCCGCTCCCATTGTATAGTTCCGCTAGAATTCCGCTTTACAATGTGCAGTCCATCAAAAAGAGAGCCACAGGTATAATTATTACCGCTAGCATCTACTGCGATTGCGCGATTACCCAGAAAACTTTGCGTTTGCTGCCAAGATTGAGAACCGTCCGTGTTATACGCTGCTACATATCCTCCAAAACTTGTGTCGCCAGTCGCAAAAATAGTTGTTGCATTGGTATCGACTCCCCAAGCAAAATCATTGCTTCCTGAAGCCCTTGCAAACTTTTGCCAATTTATAGAACCATTATTTCTAATGTTTAAAAGTAAAAAATCGTCGTTTTCGCCCACCACATTGACAAGACCAGCAATGTATATTTGATTGGATGGGCTTATGGAAACACCTCTAAACCAATCAGTTCGGCCTGTCGCATACGCAGCAAGCCAATATAACGGCTTGGTGAACCCAGAGCCAAGAAAAATACGGTCAATCATTATTTGCTATCCAACATAATGGCAACACCACGCCAATTAGTGCCTCCATCATCTGTGATAAATCCTAAAAGGTCTACCCCAGAAGTTGTTAAAGTAGGCGCGGTTCCGGCTGGCCATTTGGTTCCTGTGAACCAAGTTTGTGTGCCAGTTCCGCCATTGGTCAATTCCAGCAAAAAGATAAACGCACCTGTTGCTGGGACATTCGTTACCGTCCAACTCAAAGCACCACTTGCAGTCTTTGTGAAATAATTTCCAAGCGAGCAATTTATAGCACTGGCAGCAACGGCATTCACGGCAGAACGTGACGCATTAACAACAGGGCCAGTCAGTGTTTTGTTAGTTAATTCTTGGCTTGCGGTTGTGCCTACCAAATCTCCAGAAGGCGCAGTAAGTGAGCTATTCCAAGCGGCTCCAGTAGAAACTGCAATCCCAGCCGCAGGATAAACTTGTTTTGTTAATGAAGACCAATTAGTAGCGTCAAGGCTAGGGTCAGTTGTGCCAGCGCCATTAGTTTTGCGACGATAAGTTTCGAAATCAATTGGGCTAAAAACGCAATCGCCAATAGCGTAAGTCGTTCCGCTAACCCAAAGAGAAACGTCGGCAGCATTAGCAGCGCCAACCTCGCTTGCTGCCGCATTATTTTCACTAACTAGGGCAGCCGCAGCACTAGCCGCCGCCGCCACAGCGTCCGCATCAACAGCAGCAGCCAAGTCATCCAAATAATCAGCCTGTGCGTTTGCGTCCGTCTGAAACTCAGGTAATGCCGCGACAAAGGCATCTGCCTCAATAGCAAAGTTTGCTGGGTCAGTTGACCGCGAAGGTGGCGTTGGTAATGGCGAGATAGTTGGCGCTGGCATTATACAAGTCCCTCGACTTCAATTGAACAATCAGAAATGCTTGGTGTGGATATAACAATATTAAACTGCTTATAAAACCCATACACGACAGTTTCGGGCTTGTCATCATCTCCGATGAATACAGTTGCAGTAGTGCGAACATCCGCAAGCAATTTTTGCACAGCACTGACTAAAGATGTTTCAACAGTAACATCATAATCAGCACGCTTACTAAATGCGCGCTGCACGATAATAACATTTCCAAATTGGTCTGTGGTTTTGACTGAGTAATCCTGAATTGAAACAGATGTGCCAAAGTTAGTGACACCCAAGGTTTGTTGGCGTCCCATGACCATTTCGCCGCACTTCGCCGTTCCTGCTCCTGCGTCTATTGTGACAGTTATAGAAGCGTTATTATAGGTAGGCAAATCAATGAAAACGGCATCTTCTTTTTGATAAAATCCCTCAAAGAAATAGCTATACCAATTATTAATAAAGGTATTGTCTTGAAGGCTTCTGGTCTGGTTATAAACAACCCCTTCTACTGGGTCAGTTAACGTGACGTTAATTGTATTGCCTACTAATCCAAAAAACGCGACAGCATTAGTAACTTGCGCCGGAAGCACTGTAACAACAACCGTTCCCGTGCGGGATGTTTGCGTGCTGATAATACTATCAAACATTCTGTAGCGGTTAGTCGCACCAAGGTCTAACCATTGCGGGGGCGAAGCTACTGCGCCGACATCTGGTTGAGTTGTAGTGCTAGATACTATAACTTCATAAATTTTATGCGCGTAAATGCGGCGCGTTCCTAAAGTATAGGTTCCAGCCGTCCACAATGGATAGTCCGTTTCAGGGACATTAGAGCTAGTTAAATTAGCTTCCGTAACAGGTTGTGGTGTTATGATTTTCATGCTGCAACATCCCTAGTCTCTGGCAGGCCATTGCCATTCCAGCGGTTGAGCATATCATAGCTCTTGCCTGTGTTTTTGGCTACTTGGAACATGGCATTGCGTAATTCTTCGCGCAAATACTTTACCTCTGCGACTAGTTCGCCATTGTTAAGCATCTCGCTGGTTTGCCCATTGTTATATATGCGGCTTGGGCCAGTGTATTCCAGTTCAGGCCCATTCTCACCGACTAAGCGCCAGCCGCCATCATGCATCCCGCCCATAGCAAATTCGTCTGTGTTAGCGCCAACTCCAAAATCTTGCATATTGCCACTGCTGGAAGTAATTGTTGGCAATTTCACCATTTCGGTAGTCACGTTACTTGTTGCGGTAACAGTCGGCACGGCTTCACTTACGGTTGTCGTGATAGCTGGGACTACGCTACTATTAGCAGGCGTCACGGTGCTTGTTGCGGTTGTTGTGGCACTAGCGGCTGTCACAACAGTGCTGATAGCATTGTGGACTGATACTGGCACAGTAACAACTGGAGCACTTACGTTGATAATTGGAGATGAAACAGTAACCACGGGCGCAGAGACATCAACATTTATTACTGGACCACCAACACTTACAGATGGGGCACGTTGATTTTCTAACAATGCCTTAATCCACATCAACGTAGATACTACGCGAGTTTCGGAATTAAAGTTGCTAAGACTGCTAGCGTCAACTCTTGTAGCTACATAGCCAAGCCCTGTTGAAAGCATTTTTGCGTTGTCATTGGCGGCAGCAATTTGAGATGCAGAACCAGTTTCGCTAGTCGACGAAGCCAAGAGGTCAGCAGCACTCCATAAACGATTTGATGCGTCACGCATGGCATTTGCAGCCACTTCAGTTTGCATCCGCACTTCCGCAATCTTCAAGTCATAAAGCGCGGCAATTTTAGTAAAGGCGTCCGTAACTGCCGCAATCTTGGCATCAGCACTATCAGTGACTGTAGCTACAGCTTCAGCCATCTTTTTAGCTTCTTCTTCGCGCAATTCACGATAAGTTTGTTGCAACTCACCAGCGCGTTTTGTCATCTGCTCATCATAGGCAGCAATCCGTTTTTCAGTAGCGTTCTGCACTTCCTTAATAGCAGCTTGGGCTTTGTCATAAGCGGCCACAATCTCAGGCATAGCACTAGCACGCAAATCAATTTCTGCTTCAAGTGCTTGTTCAAGACCAACCATAGCTTCAGCGGCTTCGCGGATGCCCGTCTTTTTAATTTCTTCAATATATTGGCTAAGACCAGCCGCCTCTATCGCTTCTCGCACAGCAGTAAGATTAGAGCGTGCGTCATCAACCTTGCTGATAGCTTGCGCCAGCGTGTCAGTTGACTCAGTAAGGTCAATAATTGAGCCAATTTGTTGAGTAATTAGTTGCTTCTGGACTTCAGCAATCGCTGATGCTTTATCCGCGCTCAGTAAGGCGGTAACAGCATTGGCAAATGTTACATTGGATGCAGCCGCTTCACGCGAAACGCCCAGCAACTCAGTCAAAACATCAAACTGCTTTTCAAGCTTTTCTAATTGCAATTCAGCAACGCTGGCTTGTTCGTTTGCATAAAGTGCGGCCTCTTGCGTCAGGGCATTTACTGCCAGAAGCTGACGCAACATATCTGTGCGTGACGTTGCTGTCGCCGCTATGACATCAGTAAGTTGCGCCCCCGCGCTAGGAATTGCTTCTAGGGCGCTGCGTGAGCCTCCACGCGCAGCATCTACTAGATTGATGAAGCCTTGACGGGCTTGCTCCAACTTTGAGCTAGGGCCAATAAGTTCACCAAATATGCCGCTAGCAAAGCTACGGATGCTTTCGCCAAGCGCACGGAAATTGCTAGCCGCATCGCGAAACACTTCAGCCTCACGAGCATAAGCCTGTTGAACAGCCGTTACTGCGGCAGCACGCGCCCCAATAATAGCATCCAGTTTAGACATTTCAGCACTATAAATTTTGCGAAGGTTTTCTTCAGCATCAGAAGCTTCCTTAGCCAGCCTACCGACTGCGCCGCGCAATGTATCAATCGCGCTTTCTTGTTGCTGTTTGATAGCCTCCATTTGGTCTGTGAAGCTGGACAATGCTTCATCAAAGCTTTGCACCTTAGCAGAGCCTTCACCAAAAGTTTTCATAAGCTCGCCAAATTGAGGAGCAAGCGCCACTAACGCTCCGTATAGACGCTGGCCTTCCTCAGTAGCAGTATCAATGCCACCAATTAGGTCACGGAAGCCTGTAATGCTTTCAGGTAGTTTAACGCCAAGACGGTCGAATTCACGCCCAAGCTGCTTTGTTAGGGCCGCGCTACGCTCCGCTTCACTCAGGAAGTTTTCAAAGATAAAGGAAAGGCCTTCATTTAGTTTGTCAGCCCCGCCAGCGCCAGCCAGCATAAACGTAGTCAGCCGCTCTGCCTTGCCGCCAATAGCTTCTATTGCGTCTTGCGTGCTACGCAATGCAACCACAAGCTCATAAAGGTCACGCGCAGCGCCATCAGCGTTAGTGATAATTTCAGCAAACCCACCAGCAACACCAATACTTGCATCTTTAAGCGTTACGGATTGACGTATAATTTCAGCGCCAACATCACCCTGCTTGTTTAAAATCTCTGTGTAAGCAATGGCTTGCACGCCAAGTTGCGAAAGCAAATAAGATGCTTCCTCTACACCAGAAGAAACGCGCACTACGGTTTCAAAATAACCTTCGCCCACTTTTTGAAAGTCATCTAGGCCGGCAATGGCTGCGCGTGCCATGCTGTCAGCGGCAGCACTAAAAACAGCCGTCAACTTTTCTTGTATCTCTTGGCCCGTTAAGCCAGTTAAGTTAATTTGCCCTATGTTGACAACAAAACCATCAAGTCGCGTTTCAATTTCGTCCAAAGCCAAGCCTAACGGATTAGCAGATGCAGTAATGGCATCATAAAAGCCATCCAGAATTAGGGTAAATTGACGATTAACTTCTTCACTAGCTGCCGTTGTTTGAGTGCTGTATCTCGTGCTAGTAGTAATGCCGAAAAATTTACGCTTAGTTTGAACATTAGTAAAGTTTTGCGCTTCAAAGCCACCTTCTAAAATTTCACGCATTGTTTGGGCAACGCCTGAGATACCTTGTCCGATAATAGATGTTTTTGAACCGAAAAGCGCATTTACTACTGAACCAACAGCACTTAACAAGCCGCCAAAAACGCTTCCCAACACAGGTATTTTGCTTATCAAACCGCCGAGCGTTTTGTTAATATCGCCAATTCCACTAGTGCCAGTTTTAACATTAGCACCGCTTGCTGTTATATCGCCAGTGCGAACCAACAAGCCAGCCAAGCCGCCAATGTTAGCTTCAATGCTACGCAAACTTGCCGCCATTTGACCGGAATAGCGCATTGTAAGCTTGTCTATTTCAGCAAGGCGCTGAATACTATTGGTTAAGCTTTCGGACTGCGCTGAAGTATCTCCAAAAACCGTGCCAGTGCCAGTATTGTATTTAGGCGGAGCCTTACTGCCACCACCGCTAAAGCCAAACGCCGCCATTACGCCGACCATTGCCGCAACAGCAGCAAAACCCAATGGGCCAAGCGATGCAAACATAGATGCAGCACCTTCAGCTATTTTGACAGGAATACGCGCAGCGGCTCCAGCTAAGGTTATTCCCGTTTTAGCTCCTTCAGCAGCGGCGGTCACAGCGGTTTCAGTTGCAGAGCCAGCTACTACCGCAGCCGTTGTCCCTGTAATCAAGCCGATTTTGACGGCAGCACTTTTAGCAGCCATAACCAGTTCAAACAAACGGAACGCCTTTTCAGCGGCCTCCATAGCTTTGTAGCCGCCCGTGCCTTCTTTAAAGAAGCCCTTGGCTGCACTTACAAGGTTCGCGTATTGATTAATCTGCAAACGCGCATTGCGCTGTTGAAGCGCCGCACGCTTGGCTTCATCCATTGAGGCATCAGCCATAGCGTCATTATATTTTTCTTGACGGTCAAGCATCTGGTCAAAGGCGCTGACAACGCCACCCATAGCCTTGCCCATGTTACCGAATATGGCTTCAAAGTTAATGTCAACTTTAAGGCTATTAAATGCCTCTAACGCCTGCTTATATTCATCAGCGGCTTTTTTAGCATCTTCATCAGTTTTCTTTTTATCTTCTATTGCCTTCATAGATGCAATAAGAACCGCACCGTTGGCAATGATTGCATCGCGGAATGGGCCAGCAGCCGCTGTCGCAGCGTTTTGATTTATTTCTAGTTGCTTTAATTCAATCGCAGTTTTGCCAATAGCTTCTGCTTCTAATTTATAGCCGTCAGCAATTTCTTTCGCGTCATATTCCGCTTGCTTTTCAGCGTTTGCAGCACCAGCGGCCCTGATTTTTCTTGCATAATCGTCGTAGCCTTTTCCAGCAGCTTCTAATGCAATTTGCTCTACCTCAAAAGCCTTTAGCTCTTGCTGGGTCATACCAATCTTTAAGCCTTCAAGCTGTAAATCAGTCAAGGCGTCACGATACTTTTCAAGCGGGTCAACAGCTTTTTTCGCAGCATTACCAGTTGCGGCAATGCCAGCAGCGGCAGCGGCGGCTGGAACAACCACTTTTGCCGCAGCATCTGCTTGCTGCTTAAGAACGTCTGCTTCTTTTATGCCGATATTTAAGGCATCTAATCTCGCTCGTTTTTCAGCAAGGTCAGGCGTAACATATTCAATTGTTTTGCCTTGCCCAACTGCTTGCGCTTGATTTCGTTCCCTAATCAACCTTATGTCGCGTTCAAGTAAACGCTTTTGGATTTCCATTTTGCCACGTTCTTGCGCCCAATCAACTGACCTTGCTTGTGCTAATGCTTTTAGGGAAGCAATATGCCCATTGGTTTCTTCACGGGCGCGTGACTGCGCTGTGGCAAGCGAATATATCGCCCCAACCAATGCGCCAATAGCAACCACAGCCAATCCAAAGCCAGACGAAGCAAGCGCGGCTTGCAATCCTTTAATGCCAACACCAGCCAATGCGCTTGCTGTTGTTGTCGCACCAAGAGCAATGTTAAGCGCGACCATTTGCGTAACATACGCCACAATAGCTTGCACGCCCAATGCAGCTCGGAATGCAAGAAAAGCAGCGGCCATTCCAGCAACAGCAACCATAGTAACTTCAATAGCGCGTAAAATTGAATTTAAATTATTCGTTAAATAAACAACCGCATTGCTTGCAGCATTTAACGCCTGCGAAAATACATTGGTTGCCCCAGCATTGCCCAAAGTAACATAAAAATTATCAATATTATCCCTTAGGTTAGACAACTGACCATTAAGGGTTTTCATCTGCTCATCCATCGCACCAGCGAATTTGGTGTTGCCGATGTTGATGAGGTATTGCTGAATTTCTTCCGAGTTTTTCCTGACGGTAGTTGCAATACCCTGAAAGGTAAACGTCACCGTGTCCTTTTGCTGCTTGGCCTTGATACCAAATTCTTTAAGGCGCTCAAATTCCATTGTTGAAGCATCAGCGACCGCTTCAATCATTTGGTTCAAGCCCTTGCCCATTGACGCAGCCGTGTTGCCGTATGAACGCAACGATGCCATGCTTGGGTCAAGACCAAGATTTTTAAGCTTTAAAAATGCTTCTACAGTTTGGTTTAATTGATAAGGAGTTTCTGCTGCAAACTTGCGTATTTCGTTAAATGCTGCCGTCGCTGCCGCACTACTGCCTGTAGCAACTTTTAAAGAAGCATTTAATGATTGAAATTCAGCGTTTGCCCTAGCTACGTCAGCAGCAAGACCAAGAATACCAACAGCAGCAAGAGCGCCGCCAAAAAGTTTTGCTGCACTAGAAAGCTTGCTGGCAGCACGTTCCGCGCCATCAGATGCACGCGACAAATTATTTAAATCGCTAATGGCGGATTTAACTTCGCGGCTGTCAATTGAAATTCTGAGGTTAGCTAAATCTGCCACGCGCAATATCCTATGAAGCCCGATGCGTTATCGCTTAATTAGGCTCATAGCACAAGTATATCATCTTGTCTTGGTATTGATGCGATTACTCCAATCAGACATCGCATTAGATATTTTTTCGCGCATTTCATCGGTCAGCATTTTAGTATCAGACCAAGGCGCTGGCGTATTTGGTTCAGAGCTAGCAGATAGCATCGCGGCGTATTCATGCGATAAGCGCCTGACAGTTTGTGCTTCCCAAGGGGTTAATTGCACATTTTGATTTGACATCCATGCAGCCAAATCAATCTCATCTATCCCAATGCTTCCACCCATGCCCATAGGCTTGGCGGGGCCAACCTCGAATAATATTTCGATAAGGTAAGCCCCACCAATTAAGGATGGCATTGCATTTGATTTTGTTTCCCGTCTAGGGCGCTTGGCCTTAGACGGGATTGTATTGAGCCACGCTGATTGCTTGACCCATAGCGTAAGTCGTTCAACTATTTCATTGAAAGAAATTAGCGCGTGATGCGACAAACTCCTGTGCTTGTTCTTTAATCCACGCCCATTCGCTGTAAACTTTACGGACGTTTTCAGGAGTTGCTGGCAATTCCTTGCCATCAAGCATAAAGCCACTCCAGCCAGTAGTAAGCTTTACCAAATCGTCGATGCTATCTTCGCCCATCTTTTCAGCGTCAAGCTCTACAGCCCTTTTGCCTTTAGAAATACGGGCCAAAGCCGCCTGTTGCTTGGAAAGCTGAATTTTACGGTAAACCGCGCTGTCTTGTCCAAGAAGCGTAATGGTCATGCCTTCAATCACATCCTCTGTTTCAGGGTGACGAAGTTCAAGCAAAGCGCCATCGTCTGCTTTTACAGGCTTTAGATTATTTAAATCCATTAGAAACTATCCCTCTAAATATCCGGCTTTTGTCTTGGGTAGGCAAGCCGGATAGTGATTTGCCTACCCAAGTTCTTCTAGCGTTTTAGCTAATTAGACTTTGATAATCGAGTTGTCAATTTCAAGCGTAACTTCTGCCATCGTGATAGCATCAGCATTACCAACATTGACCTTGTAGGACATAACTTGCGCGGTGAAATACTGAATTTCGCCGTTCACAAGAACAACCTTAACCGATACGGCGGCATCTGTGCCAGCAGCAGCTTCAGCAGCATCCTGCAGAACGGTTTGACCAGTATCCGCATCAGATACAGCCATCGTCAAAGCTACGGAACCGTAGTTGAGCGAACCACGGCGCTTGGCGACAATGCCAGTGGCGAGTGGTGTATGCGTAGCAAGCGCAGCTTCAGCACCGAACGAAGGCAATTCAGCCAATTCGCCGCAAGCCGAGAACGTAAGCGCACCAAAGCCAGCCGCATCATAAGTTGCAGGTGCAGTGGTCGAAACGGAAACAACAGTGCCGACCGAGGAAACAATATCAGACATTTAAAATACTCCAATTGCAAGTGGTTTGAGTGTTATAGCATTTTTTTTATTACAAAGTAAGCCTATCTTAACTGTCTTGTAATATCGTTGATAGTAACGCGCACCATCCCAGCAGGGGCTTGGCTTGACCATTGGTCGAATTCAAGTCGATAAATATAGGGCAGATTGTTTGTAATCCACAAAACATTGCCTGTTGCTTTAGATATTGCGCCTAACGAGCTAGCAATAGTCGCAGAACCATTTGCATCAGTGGACTCTGTTGTGTTTTCGGTTGGGCTACCAATACTTGTGAACCAGTTAGCCCTAGCGCGGCCCGTGTCTACAGGCGTTTTAAGCACTATGCCCGTAACTAAATCCAAACATATTTTACGCACTTCAGCATCAGCCGTCTTACTGGCCTTATCAATAAATTTGCTTACGTCTAATTTAAAGCTGCTCATGAGAACGAACGATACGCAATGCTGACAGGAATGACAAATCTATCGCCAGATATAAATGCAGCCGATTGCGAAACGCTTTGGATAGTCACTGTGACGCTTTGGTAAGTCAACCTAGCGCCACGTTGAAACGCAGCGGCAACAGTATCAGCAACAGCCCTGCCAGCGCCCTTGCCAGCGTCCATAGGCGCATAGACAAGCACTTGGTATATGCCACCCAGTTCATCGCTTGAACCTGTAGCAATGCCGATAGGAATGGTTGCGCCTTGCAACAAGCTTTCAGACACATAGATTTGTCCAGCAACAGGCGTAAATTTGCTGTTCTCCCAATGGGTCGGCAAGTTTAGCGTGTTTAGTTTTGTTGCTAATGCAGCGGCTATTTTTGAATTACTCATCCAAAGGCTCCACAATTTGCATATCTATTGCCACTTTTTTGCCGTCATCCAGCTTGATGATATAGGCAATCACATTGTTATGAGCATCATATAGAACGCTATCCATAATGCCGGAGTCCCATTGCGATGGGAAAAATACGCGCTTGCCTGTAGGTATCATCAGTTAGCCCTTATCTGGCAAATATAAATGACATCTTCACCAGTGAGGCGAATAGGCTGCACATTCATAATGCGATATGTTGTGCTATCAACCAATGCCAAGCAACCTACATCTGGCGGAGTGCTTATCAGTTCAAGGATTAAACGTATATCACCAGCCTTGATGCTTGTGCCGTCTACGTCCTTTTTTTGATAAAGTGCTGGATACCCTTTGCCCGTTATCGTCGTGCTAGTGTTTGTTCCAATCACTGCGCCTGTTATTGGGTCTGTCCCGCCATAGACAGGAAAGATGATGGACACCGCTTCGCCATATTTAGCAAGCAGCCGTGATGCTGTTTGCGCTTGGCTATTCATGTGCGGATAACTCTTGTTACACTAAAGCCGCTTTCGGATGAGGATAAAAGATAGGGCGTAAGTATCCGATTGACCAGTGGATAACGCTGCGTTGGGTCGGAATAATCTTGGTATTCAACCTCAATTACGTCAATCTTTTCGCGCTTTACCTTTTGGCCTTGGTCAGCAATCAGCGTATCACCAGCCGCAGCTCGTAGCGCCATCTCTACGCAAGCATTTACAACCTGTGGCGGCACAACATTGCTGGCGTAATTAAAGCCATCCACGACCACGTTATAACGCGGCCATGACAATGCTTGCGTTTCGCTAACGCGATTGCCTTTCCATGCGGCGCGATACGTTGCCTCTAGATAATCCGTTGCCTTGACCAATGATTGCTCTTTGATTGTTTGCGACAGGCTTGCCCAGCCCGTTATGCCACGGTCAGCAACATAGCTATCCGCAGCCGAAACGCTGGCATAGCTGTTAGCATTGGAAAGCCCTGCACCTGTTTCGACTACGAACGCCATGTATTAATCCTTTTTGGGTCGGCCACGTTTTGATGTCTTAAACGACGGTTCTTCTGCTTCATGCGCTACTAGCGTATCTGCTTTAGGTTCCGCTTCAGGCTCATCAACTACTTCAGGCTCTACGTCAACTTTAGCTTCTGCGGCTTCAGTGGCTTCTGCTACATCCAGTTTTTGATGGATAGGCGTGCCAGCAGGAGCAAAGATTGCGTCAATGATTTTGTATCCATCAGCTTGCAACTTAGCTTTGCGTGCGGAGCTAATTGGGTGTGGTTCGTAAATGATTTTAGCCATAAAATACTCCTAATAGATTGGGGGCCAGCACCAACTGCCAGCCCCCGTTCTATGGTTTACTCGTCAGCGTCACCAATTGCCAAGACACCAGCGGTGTGCTTGATTGACGTAGCTACCTTGTCCCAGTTGGAACCAGTTGCTAGTTCAGCGTCGGTTGGCGACTTGCCACCGTTGGCAACATCCCAGCTATAACCCTTCAAGGCAACGCCGAAGGTGTAATCGACCTGCATTGTGGTTTCGATGCGGGTCTGACCGTTGTTGGTTTCAATGTTGCTGATAACGTCACCGCCATCATAAACGATTGCGGCGCTATCTGCCAAGCCAAGAACCTTCGACTTGTTAGGCGTGCCAGCAGTATACAGCGCAGGAGCGTCAGTCACGATGACAGGACGGCCAAGGATGTCTACAACCTGCACGTTTTGTGCGACGAACAATTGTGCGCCGTTGGTGAGGTTCTGCGAAATCAGCTTATGATATGCAGCGCCGTTCATTACGTTAGCAACGATGCTCGACGAATTGTCACCGAACAAAGCGTTTGCCGAGTTCATCGTGCCGTAGGTTACTGGAGCCGAAGCCGAAACGTCTACAGTCGTTGCAGCGCCTTGGTTGGCGATTGCAGCAACAAGAGCAGCGATTGCAGTGTTGAGCTGGTCAGCCATCAGAGCTTCAGCAAAGTTACGCGATGCAACTTCAATGCCTTCCGACGTTGGCTTTTGCAACCATGTAAGCTGCGAAGGCTCAAAGCGGATTGGGCCGAAACCACCAGCAACCTTTACGCCGTTCAACTGAAGCTGAGTAAGGTCAGTTGCGCTTGCGGATGCTTGGTTTGCGTAACGGTCAACGCGACGCTGTGCGCTATGCACGGCAGCGAAGAACGACTCCTGATAGAAGTCACCGTCAAAGCCAGTCGTGGTCAAGCGGATTGCGCCGTTTGATGCGGCGTTAAACTTATCAACCATTTGAGCCAGTGTCTCAATGGTAGCTGGCATTACGTATTCGTTGAATACTTTCATTTGCGAAAGTGACATAACTTAAAATCCTTATGCTAAATCAGGGAACATTTGTTTGATTGCGTTTGTCCGCTGCGTCTTGTCGCCTCCAAGGTTACCCTTTGGTGCTACAGCCATACCATTGCCAGTCCCACCAGTGGCTCCACCACCAGAGTTAGCGGGTGCGGAAACGAAGTGTTTACCTTCATCGCCAGCGGCCCATTCAGCAATCGCTTCATTCAGCGGCTTGTCACCCATAAGTGCGGAATATTGCCCATTGTCCGCCATCAGCTTTGTTTGCGACTTCAACATGGCTTTTGCAGCGGCCATGAATTCAGTCTTAATACCAGCCTTTAGCATCGCATCGTTTAGCCCGTTGTCGATTAGATACGATTGCAGTGCGCCATCTTTTTCTGTCAGGCTTGATTGCAGTGTCTCTATCGTCTTCGTGCTATCCTTGACTGTTTTATCGAGTTGCAATTTAAGAGCTTCATTTTCAGTTTGAAGCGTCATAAAATCGTTTGGGTCTATCTCAACGCCTTTTGCTTTCGCTCTGGCAATTTTAACTTCACCTAGAAGTTCGCGGTTCTTGGCACTCAGCGCCTCCATTGCGGCCTCTAACTCTGCTATCCGTTCTTCACTCATAGTTGTTGTCCTCTGGACTGTTGTTGCCCCTCAGGGGCGGGTAACGCTTCGGCACGGCCTCCGCATAATTCTTTTATTATCATGCTACGCTCAATAATACTATAGGCGTGATAATTGTGTAAGTGTAAGTGGATTGCCGCGCTGGTCTAATAGTTGACTTAAAGTTATCTTGCCCGAACGCCATAACTCAGCTTTACCTTTGCCTAGCATTTCATCAGCAAAAGCGGCTGGTTTACTTTTTAAAAACTGGTCAAATGATAAATCAGCAGCAACTTGCCCATCCATGCTGGCGCGAGTTGTTTGCGATATTTCTTTTGCTACAGGTTCGCCACGTATTTCTGCAAATGACTTTGTAATAGGCACATAGCTTGACCTACAAGACCAATGGGCAGGAGGGCCACCATTCCAAGGTATAGAATGTCCTATTGGTTTAAACTCTGGGAATGTCCACGTTTTGCCAGAGCGTGCAATACATATTTCACTGGTGCGGCTATCTAATGTGGAAACCCATTGCACCGCTTTAATGATGTCTTGGTTTTCCATAAGGCCAGCCATGCGTGCCTCATTAGCAATAGTCTGAACACCAGTGCGAGTGATGGCCATTGCATCGCGCCTTGCTTTTGCAAGCGCCTGTGGGCCTTTGTCAGAACCATTGCCGACAATCGCCTTAGCTATTTCTCTGTTGGTCTGCCCCAGCGTTATGCCATTTTTAATAGCACGCTCAATATCAAACTTTGCAGACTCATTTAATCTGCCGAACCATTCGCCTATTGTCGCACCTTGTATCAATGACGTTTTAGCGATTGTATTAACAACAGATGCTGGCGGTATTACTGTGTCTATTCCTACTGACACAAATGCGCTTTGCAGGAATGATGCTTCAGCAGTTGCTAATTCTGCAAGGTCTGGTGGCGTTATAGATACCATTGCCTTTAGTTCTTCAATCGCCTTAGCTAAACGCTTGCCCTTATATGTGGAAAGGTCATCGCCCTTTAATGCCTTTTCGATTTCAGCAGCTATTGCGTCCAGTTGCTTATTTATGGCGGCATCTTGCCCACCGATAATGCGCTGCAAAAGCAGTTGCCGTATGGTCAAAAGGTCAAGGAGTTGGTCGGATACGGTCAAGGCGCGACTTTATTGACTGTTAGAATGATGGATGGTGTCACTGGTCTAACTGGTGCGGTTCGCGCTGGCAATCCTGCAATGTAAACTTGGGCGCTAGGCGCAGACCAGATTAACCGGAAGTATTCGTTTTTCTCCGCCCGATAGTAAAAATTCCATGCGGCAACGGCAGCGCCATTAAAGCTACCATGCTTTTTAGGAACGGTAATATCTGTGCAGCTATCCGGTTCAGCGACGCCATCGCGTGCAAGCCAGATGCTAACGTCATGTTCTTGGCTGTCAGAATTAAGCAACTGTGCGCTAAACTGGATGTTATATAATCCGCTTTCACTAAACACTACGCGCACATTGTCTTCAATCGTGATGCCGTAGTTGTCTAAAATAGTGTCAAATTCCATCGCTGTTGCGGTGTTGGCAGCGTGCGTTTGCGTCTGCAAGTCAACGGCTGACAAATAAACAGGCTTGGGAGTGCCGCCTCCAAAAGCAGCAGCCGTCCTAACCTTAGCTACAGGCAATTCAATCTGAAATTCTTGCCCGTCAGTCAGCGTTATCCAAAAAGACGTTTCATCGCGTTGTTCCACCAATGCGATGCCAACACCAGAGGGGCCAGCAGCACCATTAGTGCCATCCCTGCCATCAACACCATCGCTCCCGTCACGACCATCACGACCATCGCTGCCATTGCTTCCAGCGGGGCCAACAAGCGAAGCACGGTTGATTTCAAACCAGATATTGACGGCAAGTTGGATTTCCTCATCTGTGGGTGCGCGACCTTCTGGCCCTTGCTCTCCGTCTTTACCGTCGATGCCGTCCTTGGGCTGCGTGATGTTGTCTTGCAACCAAGCGACAGCAGCATCTTTGATTTGTTCGTCAGTAATAGGAGGCGCATCTTTTCCCGCTTCACCTTGTGGGCCAGTCTCACCTTGCGGCCCTGCTATCATTGCGCGTGACACAGCATCATTGGTGCGCTGATTAAGCGCGGCCACAGCCTCGACTAGCGAGGTGACAATTTCCTCGCTGATTGCCATTTAAAGTCCAAGCCTCTGACGGATATTAGCCATCAGGGTTTGTTCTTCTGCATTGTCGTTGTTATCTTCATCTGGCTCGACCAAAGCATCTTGCGTGAATGATGGGCCAGAGTCATCCAACTGCGCTTCGTATTCTTCAAACTCCATGTCTGGCGAGATAAGTTCGCCGCGCTGGAAGTTATCGAACAATACTGAAAGCGGCATTGCATCGCCTTGGTATGCGCTCAAAAGGGCAGTGACCATTTGCGGTTGCATCCGTGCAGCGCCAAAGTCCGTGTTTAGATTAAACTCAACATCCTGTGGTGCGCCTACCCATTCTGCCATCCAGTTTAATGCACGGGTAATGCTATCGGATGCAGAACGGCTAATTGATGCAAGGATAGAACGTTCACCAGCAGTCTTTAATTCTACCGTGCCAAATGCTTCAGCCGTGCGCTTATCGTCGGCAAGCATCCGTGCGCCCAAAACAGCCATGCGCTGTTCTTTGTCCTTTAGTGCTTCGCGCAGTGTCTTTAGGCCATCACCCTTAAACTCAAGATAGCCAGCATTAGCTGAAGGGTCAGGGAATATCCATGCGCTCATTGAGCCTACAGCAAGTGTTGCGCCCTCTGGAAGCTGAACACCCGCAACGTATGGGGTAGGCAAGCCCGTGAAGTGCAAGCCATGCTCATAATCGGCGCTGTTGCGGTAGTGGGCAAGGTTTGTGTCTACCAAGTCAAGCAATGGCGGCTTCTGCACTGTAGCAGTCGCGCTGTTAGCCCCAAGGATAACAAATGGAATATACGACAGCGTGCTGCCGTTTTGTATCGGATACATTTCGCTTATTAAAGCATTGGTGTCATCCATTACCCTAACGCGATAGCCTTGTTCCGTAAGGTCAAGCACGCGATACTGCACGACTTCATTGGATGTAAATTCATCCTCTTGAACATCAATAGTTTCTTTTAGCACGACCATTGTAAGCACTTGTGCGCCATTGATGTAGCTGGTGCGCCAGTTGATGATGCTTTCGGCGGTGTAATAACGCAAGAATGGGCGAATGTTTAACGCTTCCGCAGCGGCAATCGTAATGTTTGTTGGCGCATTGGCTGGATAATCAACCATGATGCCAACGCGACCTACTGCAATCTGTTGCTCAACAACCTGTTCCGCAAACTCGCGCAAGTTATCGCCGCCAAGCGTAATGTCGTTGGCATAAGGCTCAATCGCGGTCGGCAGCTTATAAACTGGGTCTTTGGAGAATATCATGCCTGTGAAGGCGTCTAAGGTTCGTGCGCTAGCATTGAAGAAAGCAGCACGCTCTTGATAAGTAATATATTCAACATCCGTCTGGCCCGTTAGCCTTGGCAGATAATTGTTTGTGTCGAATGATGGGTTGTAAAGGCTACCAGAATAGCGCGTATTGCTAACATAATTCTGAATTAAAGCATCGCGGCCAGATATTACATCGCGGCAACGCTTCCACTTAAAGCGATTAGCATCATATTCGGTGTTCGTGTTGGAGACAGACATTTACACCCCAGATATTTGAGCGAAGGAAACCATTCCTCTACCAATAGCATATTTATACGCAATAAAATAGCCGATAGCATCATTCAAGTGGTCAAGGCCAGCCGTTTTATCTGGTTCACCTGATTTGTTGTAGGCTTGACGCTCTAATCCTTCGATTAGGTTAGGGCATCTGTCAGGGTTTACCAGCAATCGTCTTATGCCTTGATTGTGAATAATTTGGTTTAGCGCAATCACTCTGTCCTTAACGGCGGGGTTCTTATTCGGGGCAAGCACTGTGAAATTAGCGGAGCGCAGCAAGGTTATATCCGATAGGCTGGCGTTGACGCTCTTGGTGGCCCCGCCTGACGCATCTGGGTAGACTGTTATCTGGTGGCCTTGGTAACGCTCTAGCAGCGCCCTAATCATTGCTGGCGTGTCTCTAACGCCTGTTAGCTCATCAAGTGCCAGCGGGTTGTTGTTGCGGATAACGCAGACAATGGCGCTCATGTTGTTTACGTTAAAGTCTAGCCCGATATGTAAATTTTCTCTTGGCTGTATGCGCTCAAGGGTATAATTTAGTTTGCGGTCAAACTCTGGGTATACGCTGCCAGCCGTAAGGTTGACAAATTCGCC